CTTGCTTCTACAATATCTGCTTCAGATACGCGAGGATTTTCATGCCAGGTTGCTTTTACTGAACACCATTCTGGAAACTCTTCGCTAAATCCTCTGTAGTAAAATTCTGCAAAATAATTATTTCTACCCCTTGGAGTAGATATAAAGATTGCTTTTGAGTTTTCTTTGTCTAATGTGGGCCTGAGCGCAACATTGAAAGCATCCCTCCCGTCTGTGAGAGCGGCCTCGTCGAATATGATGAGATCGTATGACCTACCCACAACCGAATCGACTTGGTTAATGGAACCCATACGAATTGTAGAATTATTTGAAAGTTCAATAACTTTATCTTTTGCATTGTCTCTAAGTACCTCTAAATCAAAATGTTTAATTAGATTTCTTTGCAAATCGAATGAGATTTGCGATAGTGAATAGTTAGGTGACATTAATAGTACGTGACTGTTTGGTACTAAACAAACCAGTTGTCCTATTATATTTGAAATGTAAGTTTTACCTTGACGACGAGATATAGCCGCACAAACAAATCTGTATTTAGGGTTGTTAATAGCATTTATAATTGCTCTTTGGGATGAATTAGGTTCAATACCTAACAGTTCAAGATACTCCATTATGGGTAGTTTAATGAAACGATTCTCAGGACTTAAGTCCATGAGATAATCGCCTAATATATCTGTACGGCTAATTTCTATCAATGTATTGTCTCGTCAGGGAATATATTGTCTTCTGAATCTATTAATAAATCCAGCTCTTTTAGTTTGGTGTAAAGGTAGCAGTAAGTAGCTGATACTGTTTTTATCTTCTTCTCTGCTGGCGATAATTTTCTATGTTCTTCTACTTTGATTAAATCTTGTAGCATTTTTCCTGCATGAACTACGCCTTCTTCAAGCCATAATTTAGTTCCATTTACAGTTGTCATTATCTTCTCCTTTTTAGTCCTAATGTTCTTTTTTGAGACTTTGGTGGTCTCTTCTTTGAGCCTCTTGGGCCTGCCCAGAAAACTTTGTTTGCCCAGTATGCTGCTGAAGACTTCCCTTTTCTAATGTTTTTGGCATGTCTTGCCTTAAAACTTCTTCTTGCTTCTGGACTGTAGTTATGCCCCATACCTTGGGCTCCAAATCTTATAATCTTTATCTTGCCACCAACTCTGACTGCAACTACAGCCTTTTTGGTTTTATGGTTTGGGGTTCTTTTCGGCTTGTTAAGTCCGCTAAGACCGGCTCTTTTTAGCCTTGCTTTTTCCGCTGCTGTTAATGCCATTTTTCATCCCTATAAGTAAAGATTTCTTTACTACTTTGTCGAGTCTGCCCGACTTCATAATTCTATTGATTTGTTTAAAAATACTATCTTCTTCTCCTTCTCGTTAATATAGTAGCAGGATTTCTTTTTCCAAATCTTGCACCTCTTGGATTAGCTGTCTTACCAAATCTTGGTCCGATAGCTTTAGGTGATGCACTATATCTCATACCGCCAACGCTGTAAGCATCTTTAGTATTTACTAAAGTTCCAGCGGCTGCATTCATATCTCTTGTAACTCCTCTATTGAGTCTATGTTTACGAATCTTCTGTGTATTGTGAACACCAGTAGGTCCGCTTAGAAAATTGCCTGTTCTTGCCATTTTTAATTCCTGTCTACTCTTAACGAGTACTTTGGCTTATTAGCCTATTAATGAGAACTTCATTATTTGGAGTTCTCGGTAAATTTAATAACTTTTTTAATTGACAGCCATACTCTAATTCGAGTTGAACTGCTACCTTTAATCTTTGTGATAGTTCTAATACTTTTTCAATCTCATTAGTCAGATTATTCATATGCCTACTTTTTCTTTCGGCGTCTCCGTTTTGTAAAAGTTTTGACAAAAGTTGGTTTTCCTCCAACTCCTTGTGCCTTACTTCGTTTGCGGCGAACTGCCGACCTTTTCTCTGCTGCGCTCATTCTTGAAGCGACTCTTGCAGGGACACATTTTGGATAGCCACCTTTGGCTGTCCTTGCTTTCTTTCTTCCACAGGGCTGATATCTACCTTTTTTCTTAGGTCTCGATATATCTACCCACCGTTCTTTGAACCATCTTGTTAATCCGCCTTTAGGTTTAGCCATCTTGATGGTGGTCCATTTCGCCATCTGCAATATAGTTTGCAGCAGATACCACTTCATACTCTGAAATTGCTATTTTATTTGTAAACCAAGTAGGCAAATTTGCTTCTGGATTTGTCAAATGGTCTACAATCATTTGCGAATGTGAAATTATAGTCTTACAAGATTTAATTACTGATGCTGCGTCAGTATGCCCATCTTTTTGTACTAATACGAATTTTCCGTTTTTTAAAAGTTTAGCTTCCATTTTTTACTTTTTGTTCAGCTTCAATCATTTTATCTTTGATATCTACTGACCCGTCCCAGTTTTTATCTTTTCCTGTGACTATATTTAATATTTGTGTTAGTTTAGTTTTAAACCAATCTATCATTTTTTCCTTTTCCTTGCAACGCCCATTCTATATTTTCCGCCACGTTGCTTATATGTTTTTACTAACCATCCATTTGCATATGCACTTGGATAGACCTTAAATTTTCTTCTTGCTTCTGCCTTCACTCTTGCATAAAGTGTAGGATTTGTCGGCACTGGTTTTTTCTTTGCTGTTTTTCTTTTACGCGCCATCTATTAGTACTATATCGAAAACTGCCCCCATTTCTGAAGTTGCTCCCGCTTTACCCAATATCTGAATATCTGTTTTTTCTTTAAACTGTAATGGTATTGCGTAATCATAAGTTATTGAATTTGAAAAAGTTCCAAATTGACCTTTTACATTAAATCCATTACCAAATTCTTTAACTCTTATCTTAAATACTGCTTCTTGATTTTTACTTAAAGAACCTTGAAACTTTGTTAAATATCCTGATTTACCAGCAGGTATTGTATATACTGCCATTAAAGTTTGTCCTTTATCTGCAAGTATTTGTGCTACATTACTTCCTCCAATTGAAGCTGTAATGTTTCCTGCATTTATTTCTCCAGTTCCTGCAGTCAGAACTCTCATTCTAAAAACTCTTAAAAAAGAACTTGAACCAACTACATTTGTAGTTCCGTTCATTGTAAAAGTTTCTGTTAGAGGTAAATAGTTTTCATCTAAACCTTGTACTTCTACTGTTCTTGCTCCAGTTCCTGCCGAAGTATCATCGGTACTGGCAGATACTAAAGTAACTGTTCCAGCACTTGAAGGTAAAACGTTTGTGCCAAGATCAGTAATATGCTCAAAAGATGTTCCTACTGATTCATTATATCCAAATTTATTTATATGAGACGCATTTGGTATTTTTCCTCTTGCTATATTTAAAAAATTCTCATTATTAAAACTACTTCTTGCCACGTTTCTTTTTATACCCAGATGCGTATATTGCTCTGCCTTGCTTTTCAGCTTCTTTTTTGGTTCGGTAAACTTTTCCTGATTTACCCCATTTCCAACCGCCTTTAACTTTTCTTGCTGGCATTTCTTAATTCCATTAATCTTGCCCTGTCCTGTTGTATAATTACAGGTTTAGGCGTTTGATTGTTTCCACCTTTTGAAAAAGATGGGTGAGACCATAAATATTCACAAGTGTCCTGAACTTCATTTCTTTCTTCTACTATGGAGTCCATGTCGTCAAGAGTATAGTTCTCACCCATTAGATAGATGATCACCTCCCATGGTTGCTCGTTCCAGTTAGTCTCATTTTCTATAAGAGTTTCTAACTTGAAGGGAACAATATTTGTAGTACCTGCTATAAATGATTTATAAGACCAGGGACATACGTTTTTTATCTTTCTAAAGTACCATAGCCAGACTGTAAAGTCTGGTAGAGGTTTAGCCTCTTGAACGCTTCTTCTTTCCACCCTTTTTCTTTTTCTTCTTACCCATACCTTTTTGCTTTGCTAAGATAGCTCTTTGTAAAGCTTTTGGTAGTTTCTTTTGTTTAGCAGTTAGTGCCATGTATTGCTCCTATGTCCAACGCGGTGGTTTGTCTGGACACTCCGCCCATCTTATTTTTGTTTTGAGGGGCATAAAACAACTACAAAGTTCACAAACTTTCCACTTCTTTAAGTGTGGACATTGTTTGCAA